ACTTGAACTTGATTTTTAATATCAGTTTCAGCAAGTGCTAATTCAGTATCCCAATCCTCTGTATCACCTTCATATACTTCTGGTGCATAAAAGTTTAAGTTTGCTGCTGTTGCGTAAGCCAATTCATTTTCTCCTAGTTAAGAATACTAGGGGATTAGCTCCCCTAGTATATTAATGCTTAATTATTACACTGCGTCAATAATTAGAACACCACGTTCTGCGTCACACATAGCAACACCTGCTGCTAATGATGCAACTACGTCAAAGCCTACTGCTTCAGCACGTCTAGTAATCTCTAGATTTACTCCGCCTTGTGTAGCGCCTTTAACTGCGTCCATAGACAAAATTGCTGCTGCTGGGTACTTATTTGTAAGACCCATATCAGCGTCATTAATATATGAACTAACATATAATGGAACGCCTGCAATTGTGCCAAAGTATCCATTTCTCATTGCTGAGTTCTGGAATTCACCACCTGCAAAAGATGCTCCGCCAATGTCTTTCATTAGGTTTGCATATTGGAGAGTACCAATAATACCAAACAAAGCGCCGGTGTCACCCTTGCCTCTAATAAAAGCTACTGCTTTAAAAATATCTTCAACAGTCATAAGTGCTGCACCTGGTGCTGCGCTTGCGTCTGTTATTTCTTGATTTGTTAATGTACCAAAAGCTGAAGTAACTGCTTTGTCCCATGCTGATGCAATAGAGTTACCAAGAACTCTACCAATTTCAGCTGGATCAACTCCACCTACGTCACGTACAACACTTCTGCTAGCATAAAGACCTAAGTTAATTGGTGTTGAGCTATCAGCTATTGCCGTTACAGCAATGTCACCAATGCCTGATGAAGAGTCTGCTTCTGATGTGACTGCTGTTGGATCAGCAATCTTTGCCAACTTAGGTACTTTAACCTGAGTTGATCCTGCTGGGCAATTTAACATTGGAACTAGTGCTCCACCCATATATAAACTTGATTCCTGTGCTGCAAAAACAGTTGCTGCTTTTGTTGGAACCATTAAATCTGCCAGGCTAAAACCTGATGCGTATTCTTGTGCCATTTTATATTTTCCTTATAAATGTTATAATTTAAACTTTGCCTGCTACTTTCATCTTTTTATAGACTTCTCTGTGTTCAGCATTGTTCATGTCAAGTTGTGCTAAATCCAAACTCTGTGGACTAGCGTTGTTTGTATTACCCGTAGAGCCTGCACCACTAGGGCCGGCACTTTTGAAATACGTGTTACCTGATAGAAACTCTTCAACTAAATTGGAAACTGTCATAGGGTCCGCGTTGTCCGTATAACGTTGTTTACCTTCTGTGTCAGTTACAATAACGTGACCTTCTGCATCTAGTTTAATGTTCTTTCTCAGTAGTTGAGCTACGTGATCAGGAGCTACAGACTTTGCTTTAGATGCCGCATCAATTAATGCTCCATCAATTTTAATACTCTCAAGTTCAGAACGTAGTTTAGATAGTTCCCCATCTGACTTCTCTTTCTGTTTCTTAAGAACACCTTGAAAGTCTTCCTTCTTAATCAGTGTCTCTTCCTCAACTTGCTCTTTCAAGCTCTTGAGTGCGTTGTATTCATTCAAGTCAACACCTTCAAACTTCTTGTTAACTTGGGCAATACGTTTGCCAATAAGGTCATTTACTTCTTCTTGAGTAAAAGTCTTAGCGGCTTCAACCTGGGATTCTATATTTTGGCCTGTTGCTACATCCCCAGTGGCTGTAGTTTCAGTTTGTGTTTCCACACCATGAGTTTCATTCATTGTCATGTCAATATTCCTTTTTAGTTAGGGTTAGGATACTATTGTATCTACTTGTTATACTTTATTTATCATCTTTACTCATCAGTTAAACTTGCCTCTATTGAGTAGGATTCTTCTAGTGGGACCCAGTAGTGTCTGCAGTTATACCCGCCTCTTACTACAAATGCATCACCAGGCTCTTTACCGTCCCAGTGTTCACCGTCCCATATATTTTGTATTTCTTCTTCAGACATTCTACTGCCTAACATTGAAACACAAAACGGTCTTGATGTAGCCATAATTCCGCCTACATATTCAAACATTTTTATATTCTTACTAGCCGCACGTGCCTTTGAAAATGTGCCGTTGAACTCACCAACAACATTATTAACAAGTGTACTCATCCGTGTTCCCACACTAGCCGCTGTATTAATATTTCCTAATTTACTTTTAATGCTTTGTTGTACTGCTCCAATGGCAGCGCCCTTAGCACCTGTTTTAACTAACTTACGTAATTTACGTTGTTCTTTGCGTACATTTGGGTCTTTACTTTCCATATGTATTCCGCTAATTCTTCCTCTTACTTGATCAACTATTGTAGCTGTGGCTAAGCCTGCAACTGTGGCAAGCACTATTGTTTTAACTACATCTTCACCGCCACCTTCTAACGTACTGCTTAGTTCATCTGCACCTAAATTTAACAGTGTGTTTTGCACTGTATAATCAGTTGGTCCTACAGGAATATCACTTTGCTTTAAGAAGTCTTCACTTAACATTGTTAAGGGCTGTGCCGCTGATTTAACTTCTTGGCTGTGTCTAGTAAATGCTTGCATAACCATTGGTCTTACTGTTTCTGCTGTTAATCCTTGTGCTACTATTTCTGCTACTTCATTCTCAAGAGCTTTGATATTATCATATACATTTTCACGTATATCTTTTAATGCTTCATCATAAACTTTATCATGTTTCTTGTAATTAAAAGCCACTTTTAATAACCGTTACTCATTTTGTAACCACGTTCCAATAGTGATAAGTGTTGTTCTTCACTTGTAACAACAACAACTTCACCTGTATTAGGTTCATACATCTCATGTGTTCCGTATTCTTCCATACCAGTTATATCTTCAAGTATCTTAGCTTGTACTTCTGCATCATCAACTGTAAGTGCAACAACTTGTCTGCTTATCTCTGCTTGGTATAGTGGACTATCAACACCACTACTACGTGCTTTCATTAGCAAGTCTAGTTCTAGATGTTCATCACGCATATCAAATGTATCTGGATATTCAATACTAAAGTCTTCTGGTTGTGTCAATAATTGCCAATCCAAAAATATAGCCCACATTAGTAGTTCAGATTCTCTTAGTGAGGCGGCTATATCAGCTAATTTAGCGTTTAATAGTTGTCTCTCCGTCTGTAGTGCCACTCCACTCATTGGACTTCCCGTAGTAGCTTGTATGGCGCTTGTGTGCGTCATTCTTTGTATAGCTTGTACACTCTTTTCAATTGATTTAAGAATACTATCTGTTGTACTTAATGTTGGTTGTAACAGGTAAGGTTTTAATCCTGGATCAACATCTTCATCTAAGTTAAGTATACTACCTGCGCCTGCAACTGCATCTGTGCTTGTTGGTTTAACTAGTGTAGGATGGGAACTTATTTTTAGGTGCTCTACTACCTCGCTAGTACAGTTGTATATAAACCTTTGTTGATCAGCTACGTCTGAGATTAATGAAAAACCTACACCCTTAACTGGACTCTTTAATGGACTATGAAATACAAATGGAATGTAACCCAATGGGTTTGCATGTTCAATGTGTTCAACTATTGATCCGTAATCACCAGTTTCTGCATCCTTAGATACTTTGTATTTCTCTACACTATCTTCATGCCAGCATGTAAAGTTTATAAATTCATCATTCTCTGATTCTTTTACTTTAATGTATTTGAGAACCATCTTGCCTGCAATGTTACGTTCATAATACCAATCAAGAACGTTTTGAGGTGTGTACATAGCTGCATAAGCACGTATGCCTAATTGAATTGCTTCAGCTTCTGTTTCTACTTGGTATGCTGGTTTGTCAACAAGTATCCAAGTACTTCCGTGTACCATTGCTAAATCATTTGCATTCTTTAAGAAGTTATCCAAGTTCTGTCCTTCTTGGTCTGTATCTTTCATCCATTCTTCAACTAAAGGATTATTAATTAATAGTCCTAATTCTCGTTTTGGTAATGTTCTAAATAAGAAACTTCTATATATATCTATAGTTGTTTGTACATGATTGTCTAACGGTGTACTGTCAATACGTTTAGAGTATTGATCACCGGGTCCGTTGTCTTCACCAATGTAGTGTGTTAAGTAACTACCACTTTTATACAATTCACCACCCACGTATGATTTGTAATGATAATTAGCCTGGTCTACTATCTGCTGGTAGCTAGGGTGCGTTTGTTTTATTTGGTCTGTTGTTAACATAATTTGCTTTTCCTTTATAAAGGTAGTTGACCTGTATACTGTTTATTTATCCGTTTAATAACGGCTGAATAATGTTGGAGATCTTCTTTCAGTATCTACTTTTGGTCTCCCAATTGGATTAATCCAATGTACCAAGTAACCAAGGGCGTCATTCATATGATCCAAGTTACTACTTTTATCAGGAACCTGTGTTCCTTCTTTGTAAGTTTGACTGCTAATACACTTAATAATGTTCTTACATTTAGGGTCTACAGTAAGTTTTACACTACCGTCTACCGCCTTAAGGCTTGCATTAACAGATGCTATTCTATCTTTTACTGGCGGGTTTATATTCTTTACTTTCAATACAAAACCTGCGTTTCTTAATATGTGATGATCACTTGTGTTTGAACTGGTTTTGCGTGCCTGTCCTGACGCATCTGGATAAACCCACATCCTGTTGTTAGGATATCTGTTTAACAATTCTTCAGCCATCTCAAACGTATTTGATCCTTGCATACTAATCTCATCTATAACACTTATTTCATTTCCATTAACACGTGTTATTGCTGCAACTAGTGGACTAACGTTAAAGTCCATTGCAACATGTAATATCTCATTTCTTTTTAAGTCTTGATCTTGTTTCCTAATGTGTGTCTTACTGTCCCAGTTATAATATATTGATCCAGCGTATGTTTCAAAACTTGCTTCATACTCTTGTCTAAATGATTTATCATCTAGTTCATTACGGGCTGCGTCTATCTCTTCTGGTAGAACTTGTCCACCGTCTAGTGTTGTAAATTGAAACGCATTCCAATTCTCTTGTGCATGTGCATTTTGCCATAGTTCATACACCCAACTTGCTTTACCCTTAGGTGTTGTAATAAACATTGCATGTCCTTGCTTGTCACTTAATGCAGGTCTACATACTTCAGTCCACATCTTTTGATCAATCATTGCACACTCATCCATTACTAAATAACTCATACTCACACCACGTAAACTATCTGGGTTGTCTGCACTTCTTAAGTATACTATTGAGCCGTTTACTAAAGTAATTGTTAAATCACTTTCATTAATTTTTTTAGCCCATCTACAACGTATAAACTTTTCCTTTAAGTCATCCCATATAATCTGTTTAGCTTGTCTGTAACTTGGAAACACTGCAAATACTTTGCTGTTAGGAAACCTGGCATACTTTGCTATCTCATGCATGGCTAGCCAACTTTTGCCCCAACGTCTTCCTGCTACAACAACCTTAAATCTATTTGTGTCATTTGACACTGTTTTCTGCACTTCACTTAGAGGCATTTGACTTTCCACTTACATACAATCCAAACCAAGCTGCGCCTGCACCAACTATAGTGCTAACAAATCCTGCTTGTGCATTGGTAGGATCTTGTAAAGCCATAAACCATTGCGTGGAGTTATAAAAACAAATCATGTAAAATAATATTAATAGTCTAGGAATTATTCTCCAACTATCTAAGGATTGGGGGGTTATTTTCATGTTTATTTACACACCAGATGCTGGCATATAATGTTGCCAAACTTGCAGTGCAACAAAAAGTGCTATTGCAATTACTGCCCATACTTTTAATTGTTTTTGAACTGTTTTAATTTGAATCCATTCTTTAAATAATTTCATAATGTTTCCCCTTTTGGTTTATTTTCCATACTTTTTAACTTTTTTCTTTTTCTTTTTATATGCCATGTTCCATCATCCCTATAACTGTTG